GAGACAAAGAAAGGTGGCGGCGGTCACTTGATCGTCAAGCTGAATGACAAGATCACCGACCTTCCGATGCACGGCCACGGAAAAGAACTTGGAACCGGTCTCGTCAACGCCATCAAGAAAGCCCTCGGGCTGAAATAAGGAGGTAAACACCATGCTCGCATATCCCGTCACACTGACACCAGACGATAACGACACACTTCTGGTCACATTTGCCGACATACCGGAGGCCATCACCTACGGCGAAACCAAGGAAGAGGCCTTAGTGTATGGCCTTGATGCCCTTGAAACCATCCTGGAAGTCTACATGGAACGGAAAATGCCTGTTCCTTATCCTTCCCCGGTCGATGGCCGCCCGGTTGTCATTCTTCCGGTCGTTGTTGCCGGAAAAGTGATATTACACAACACCCTGTTGGAAGCCGGGAAAAGAAAGGCCGATCTTGCCCGTCTGCTCAATCTGTCACCCACTGTGGTTGACCGGCTTCTCTCGCTTCGCCACAAAAGCAAGATCGAACAGATTGAAACCGCCCTGGCTGCATTCGGCAAGCGGCTGGTGGTTGATGTAATGTAACTACGAACCGAAATAGTTTCATCCCCTGCCCAATCAAGACTTTGTAAAATGATATGAAGCCCTCCATGACTCGGAAAGTATCCGGTCAGGAGGGTTTTTTATGTCAACCACCGCACAACTCGTTCAAACCCTGAAAGACAATATCACCCTCAAACTCAATCGCGGCGATACCGGCGTTGCCAAAGACCTGCGCGAACTGCACGACCTTGAAAAGCTGCTTGAAAAAGAAGGTCCCGTAGAAATCCGCGAAGGCGATCCCATCCGTGTCAAACGCTCCTACACCATGACCGAAGCCGCCCGTATGCAGCGCCTCGCAGCCTCCGCGAGATCCACCGGCCCCACTTCCCCGGAAGGCAAAGCGACCTGCTCCAAGAACAACTGGAAGCACGGCAAATATGCACAATCTCGTGTTCTTGGTCTCGGCAAACCGTGCAAGTCCACCTGCGCGGATTACCCCTGCAGCCTGGTTGAAGAGGGCAAGTGCAAGCCCGGAGCGGACTGTCTCGACAAAGAACATCTGCTTGAGGCCTGCCTTGCCATTGAACGTGCTCTGAAAGAGCAGGATTACACTGATTTCCATAGCTTGATGGTAATGGAACTTGGTGAAACCCTCCAGGTTGTGCGCGAACTTCGTGGCGCCATTTTGGAGCACGGCACCGTTGTCGAATCCGCTCGCGTGGACAAAAACGGCAATGTCATCGGTTATGACCTGAAACCACATCCCGCACTGCTTGCCCTGCCAAACCTCATGAAGAATCTCGGTATCAGCTTCACTGATTTCATGATGACCCCCGCAGCGATCGAGCGGAAGAAATCCGACGAAGGCGCAGTGGCAACCATTGCCGACATCTTCAAGAGTGCCGGCAATGCCTTGGCGCAAGCGAAGAAGAAGGAACCCGCTGAATGATGCTGCCACTCGATCATATTGCCGACCTCGGCAAAACGATCATCGTCCCGAATGAGATTTTTGAGAAAACTCTCAAGGAGCTTGACTGGACGTGGCACCAGGCCGCCCGTGGCGAGTTTCCTGCACCATTTACTTCCCTGGAACAGTTCCAGATGGCAATCATCTGTGCCGATCCGGTCTTGTGGTGTGCCGCTTTCCTGCGTAATCCGGACGATCCTGACCGCCCCTGGACATATTGGGATTATCAAGAGGAAAGCATTCGGCACAACGGTAATACCCTGCACGAATGCGGCGCCGAGGTAGGCAAAACCCGCGAGATTATCGGCTTCATCCTTTACAAGGCATTCAATGTCTCGAACGGCTCCGGCCTGGTTACGGCACCAATGACCATTCACCTTATGGAGATAATAGACGCCATTGACGAGCAATTGAACCACAACGCTCTTTTAGGCAAGTCCCTTATCCTTCATCGCAAACAGCCACATCATCACCTCAAGTTCAGTAACGGCTTCAAAGTCGATTTCCGGCCCACCGGACACGACGGTGAAGCGTTGCGCGGTGTCCATGTCTCTACTTTTGCCATGTTTGACGAATCAGCCAAGGCCAAGAACCCGGATATCTTCAAGGAGTTTTGGCGAGCGAGCAAGCCGGGGTGCGTCCACAAGCTCTACAGCACTCCCGATGGTGACAGATCCACGGTCTTTTACCGCCTGTGCCAGAAGGCCGAAGGGAAACTTAAAGCAGTGGATGAAGAAATTTCCGCTGATGCTGGCCTGAAAAACCTCGAATTCCGTAAGTTCCAGTGGAGTAAAGAGTTGATGCCGCCTCCATTCTGGACACCGGAGCGGCGCCGCTTTTATATCGACCAGTACGGCGGCGAGGATTCGCCCGGTTATCAGCAGAACGTTCTCGGAAATTGGGGCGATCCTGAAAACAGCGTCTTTCCCTGGTATCAGTTCCAGCGCCTGCTCCACGATATTCCTGAGTATCGCTGTCTCAAAATCCTGGTTGATGAGAGTCACGCCGAAGTCAGTTTGTATGGTTACGAGTTGGTTGCTCCTGTTGTGGATGGACAGAAGGGCAAACCGGAACCGGTGACGCTGATCGACAGGCGTATCAGCAAGCACGGTTTCGACATCAAGGCCGAAATCAAGCAGTTTTTTGAAGGGCTCCCCGGCCTTTGTTTTGGTGGCGCTGACTTGGGCTTTTCGCAAGATCCGACCGAGATCTACATCAAGCAGGTCTATGGCAAGATTCACCGGCTCATCGCCCGTGTCCAGCTGAAGGGTGTTTCCTACGATCAGCAGGCCGATGCTATTGACGCGCTTGATGACGTTTACGATTCCGGCACATGCAAGATGGGATGGGGCCTTGACTTCGGTAACGCCGGTTCCGCCGTTGTCCATATTCTTCAGGGCCAAGATATCTACGCCGGCAAGGAATATGAAGGACGTTTGACCGGCTACCAGTTCGGCGCCGCTTATGATGCCGTCAGCGAAGACGGTGAAGCGATTATCGACAAAAAGAGCAACAAGCCGGTGCGTCTCTCGGCCAAGGAGCTGTCAACCGACCTCCTGACAACCAAGATGCAGCGTCAAGAGCTGCACTATCCGTATGACCCGGACATTATGCTGTACTACCCCAACCACACCTTCAGGAACGGCAGCACCCGCAGGATTTTCAAGGATCTTGACGATCACGTCATTGATGCTGACCGCGTGCTGACCTTGCGGGTAGTGCTACCCGGTGAAGGACAAGAGGATCTATTCGCATGAAAATATTCGGCTTAGAGATAAAACGGAAACAGCGTGTTTCAGGCTCTTCCGCTCAGGAATCAGGCGTCCAGCTCCGGCCAACCGACGGACAGGGACCATACACCAAATATTTCAGCCAGTTTGTCCCGCGCAAGCATGATCCCAAGTTTTTTGAATTCCTTGTCGAGAGCATTCCGGTGTGCGCCGCCGCGATTAAAAAGCTGACAACGCTTGACGGGGTTCCGATCATAACCGGCAACAACGAGAAACTGGTTGAGGAAATCAAGGAATGGATGCAGCACGTACCGGTAAACGACATGCAGAAAGGATTGCAGGCGTTCCACCAGGGACTTTCCCGAGAGGCATTTGAGCAGGGCTTCGGCCTGGGTGAATATATCACCAACAAGCAGCGCAACGACATAATAGGCTTGCGCGTTGGCGATTCCAAATACATCAAGTTCAGCCGTGACGAGACCGGCATGAGGATCTATCAAAAGTCGGATAACGACCTGATGGAGCGTGAGCTGAATCAAGAAAACCTGATGTACTTCAGTATCGACAACGAGAATCAGAACCCATACGGCACCCCTACCCTACGCGGTTGCGAGTTTGTCACCAAGATCATGACCACGATCTATAACGCCACCATGAACAATTGGGAGCGGTTCGGGGATCCGTCGTATTCAGTTATCTATAAAACCAGCAAGAAAGACGGAACCGACCTTGCCGAACGTCGCAAGGCAATTGCCGACGAGCTTGACGCCGCAGTACGCGCAAAGCGTCAGGGCAAATCAGCGGATTTCGTACGCGCCATCGACATCAACAGTGAATTGAATTTGTCGATTATCGGTGCTGACGGCCAGCTGCTCGATATGCAGGTTCCGATGCAGCAGATTGTGCAGGATATCTGCGGCGTGACCGGCTTGCCGGCATGGATGCTCGGCTACAGCTTCAGTACAACCGAGCGCCGCGCCAACTTCGAGGCGGAGATGGTGCTGGCCGATGTCTCCGTGCGTCAGACTGCAAAAACCCCTCACTTCGAGAGACTGATAACTACCATGCTCCGTTTGCGCGGCCGGACCTGGAAACAGGGTGACTGGCAGCTTGAGTGGAAACAGGTCAATCTACATGACATAGTTGCCCAGGCCCAGGCCGGCTTCCTTAATGCCCAGGCTGAAATGATGAAGGGGCAGGCACTCCCAACAGAAAAAAAACCGCCGCAGGCACCATCCGCCCCGCCTAAAAAATCAGCGTATGGATATAATCACGACCATATTCCCGGCGTCACGAAAATGGTTCACGGAAACAAGGAAACCCGCCCCTTCCCGTGGCCGGAACTTGACCAGGTAGAGTCCGGCTACGAGACGCGTCTTAAAAACGATTGGCAAGATTTTGCAGTAAAACTCTTCACTATCTGCGGACTGGACCCGGCGAGTATTGCCCTCGGTTTTTCCAAAGCTCCCGGTGATGAGGCATTCACTTTTTCTGAAGAGCAGCGCGCCCAGATCCTCAAGGAGATGGAAAGCCTTATCGGGACATATCATTTCGATGACCCTGATTCTCCGCTCCTGATGTATTACGGCGAATCGTACAGCCTCGGCCTGATACAGGCCGCCCACTTGGTCGGGGAAACCCGTCCTATTCTGGATATCATCAAGAATCGGGAAATATACGACGAGCTGGTTGCCAACGGATTCCAGCTGCTCAAGGACAATATAACCCGTGCCATTCAGGACAGAATAGTCGCTGAAATGGAGGCGCACACAATCGCGGGGACAAACCCGCTGAATGTGGCGGAACGGCTTAATAAGTTATTCGGAGACCAGAACAGCAGTTGGGAGCGTTTGGCGCGGACAGAAATGGCCGCCGCCGCCGAAAGAGCCAAAACAGACGAATGGAAGGCTTGGAAAGTAGAAAAAGTTGATTTCGTGCCTGCGCCGGATGCCTGTCCGATCTGCACCGCATTGCAGGGAGAATATAAAATCGAAGAGTGTCCGGTGATCCCGGTACACCCGCGCTGTAGATGTTCAAAAAGACCAGCAAAAAGTGAGACGGCATAGCCTCACATCAAAAAGGAGGAGTACATGAGCAAAGCAATCTTTGATGATTTCCAAGGACCGAACAATTCCCCGGCAAACTTCCCGTTCGGTTTCAAAACGGGGACAGCAGGAAGCAACATCAACAACATCGGCATTGCCGGCGGTCAGGGCTTCGGTGTCGGGATTTGTCCCGGTCCTCTTCCAGCCGGCATGGCAAAACTTCAAGGCACCGATGATCCAGCTTCAGACAATTACGGGAATTATCTCTACTCTGACGGTTCAGTAATGGTCTGGGTTCCGGCATTCTTCTACAAATATGGCACCGGAGCAAACGGGCTTGCGATAAACGCGGTCAGCATCAAATCTTTTGCGGATTATGCCACCATCGCCACAGCCAACGCCGCAGGTTACGCCCTTCACCGCGCTTTCTATGACGGCGGAGCGGTTCAACCGGGAGTGTTTGTTGACAAGTTCCTTTGCTCCAATAATGGCGGCGTCGCTTCCAGTATTAAAAAGGGAATAGTCCTATCCAGCGCACAGCGCGGCACGCTTACAACCGCCATGTTTTCCGCGCTGAATGGCGCGCCGTCAAATGCCCACCACGGTGCTTTGCTTGCCGCCAGGACCCGCGGGGCAAATTTCTTTTGTAATACTCGCTTCATCTTTTCCGCTTTAGCCCTGCTGTCATACGCCCACGCGCAAGCCAGCACCAATACGACCTTTTGCGGCTGGTATCACGCCACATACAATTTTCCGAAGGGCAACAATAACAACGCTCTTGGAGATACCAACGATGCCGCAATACTGTATGTAAACGACGGTAACGGCACTTATAATTGTGGAAAAACCGGCAGTGCTAACTTTTTCTCACGCACTACACATAACGGCCAAAACTGCGGTGTAGCTGATCAGAACGGGCTTGTATATGAAATCAATCCCGGCCTTACCTCCAACGGGGTAAATATCTACGTCCTCAAAACATCCGCACAAGCAAAGGCGTTGACCAACGGCAACACCCTGGCAACCGACCTTTGGGGAGCTGTTGGCATCGCCGCCCTCTACGATGATCTCGGCACAACGTATGGGCCTCTCTGGGCAACCGGCGCAAATCGCACAACCTATTTTGGCAGTGCTAACCAGGTTTTCAGCGAGGCAACGGACGGTTTGCCGTGGAACACGGCAGGTTGTGGCATTCCGCTGGCGAATGGCGTAGGCGGAACAAACCCCTTCGGCTCCGACTTTCTTTACGACTACAAGCCAAACGACATGTGTCCGATTTCGGGCGGCACTTGGAACGCTGGTTCTAACGCGGGTGTCTGGGCGTTCACTCTGACCTATGTGCGGGGCGACTCCAGCAACGCTGTGGGGTTCCGCTCCGCCTTGTATTTGTAAAAACGTCAGGGTGACGCGATAGCGCTCACCCCTTTAGGGAGACACCGTGGGTTTTCACTCGGAAGCGGAACATTGGGGCTTGACACATGCTGACATGCCGTTTTGCATCCCGTCTTCAGGCCATCTTTGCCACTCCTTCAATCACAAAATCCTCGACGTAGCAAAAACTACGTCTGCGGTTTTGCTCAATCAGGGGCGTCAAATCTGACCCAAATCCGGGCGCAAAACCTGGCATATCAACATCTGCCAAGCCCCCTCGAAAATTCGTAGAAACGGCAAAATTGATGAACGTGTAACCAACAAAACCATAAAGGAGAAAAACGAATGATCTACTCGTACCGAAAACACATTGATGCCCTGCGTACCGTTGAAATCGCCCTCCCGTACGATGAAGCAAATCACCAGCGCATCGGAACGGAACTGGCCACCATCAACGGTGTAACCTTCGTGCATGTACCGGATACCGCACAGCTACCGGCACAACCGGCGGAGATAACTGTTGAAGCCGTCACGCTGACACCTGCGTTAATTGATGAGATCAAAGCGGCAAGCCCGCACACATGGTTGATTAACGAACAGATCAAGGAGAAGATCCGCGAGAAATACAGCGCGGAAGATGAAATGTATTATGCTCGCATCAGCATCGGCGCCATCACCGGGCAGTACACAATGGAGGCGGGTGAGGCGGCAAAAGTTGCGGCATACGGCGTTTATGTTGAAGAAGTCCGGCAGTGGGCGCGTGACCAGCGGGCGGCCCTCGGCCTGTAAATGAAGCTGTATCTCTGGAATATTCTGGGCTGGATTGATTGTGGCCTCAATGTCCTGTTCGGCGGGAGCTACATGGAAACCTGTAGCTCCCGCCTGGGGAGGCATTACGAAACATCGGCAGAAGCCCGCGCAGTTGCCGACGTTATCGACTGGTGGGCGTTCTGGCTGGCCGGAGAAATGAACCACTGTAAATCAAACATCCTGCTTTCGTCGCATTATGAGGGGCGCGAAGTCTGGAAATGAAAAACGATTATTCTAATTGACAACCGCAGTAATTTTCAGTACCGTATCAATCACCTGCTTGAAAACAGGGGAATACATACCGGCAACCACAACCGTTAAACGTGGTATTTTTTTGCCCAGAATTTGAAAGGAGTTCTGGGGAGGGCAGAGAATATATCGAATATCTGCCGCAGCCTTTGTTGGTTCCGCTGTTTTCAACTCCCCAGAACTTTTGTTCTGATCCCATTGAAAAAAAGGAACTACACCATGCAAACATTTCAAGAAAATCCCCTCGTACTATTCTTCGACGGCAATCCCGTAACCACCACTTTTATCCTTGCCGAAGGAACTGACAACCAGCATAAAAATGTCATCAGCATGGTCAAAAAGTATGAAAATGACCTGGCAGAATTCGGACAAGTCACGTTTCAAACGCGACTTAACACCCAAGGCAGCCCCACCGAATACGCCATCCTCAACGAACCACAAGCAGCCCTCCTGATGACCTACATGAGTAACACCCCGATCATCCGTGATTTCAAAAAGCGGCTGATTGCCGCCTTCTTTTCTCTCCGCAGCCAAAGCTTCCACAACAGCATCATCCGCATGGACATTCCGGAAGAGCTTGGCCAGGCGTGCGCCTTTTATTCCTACCTCCGCAAACAGAAAGCGTATCATGCCGACATCCTTAAAATCATCCGTGAGACTGAAAAGAACTGCCTGATTCGCATCTCTTGCACTTCGCCGCCGCTGGCAGTCGAACCAGATCCACAGGGGGAGCTGCTGCTTACCGTGATTCCGGTTGTTGAAAATGCGACTATGGAGGTGGAGGCATGAGAACACATCCTCCACTTATGACACCGGCAACCGTAAAAGATGCTCTGATGAAGAATGACCTTGATATTCAGGCCGCCGTAGTTGAATGGCTTACCTGTTTGATCAATCAGCAAAGCGACCTGATACCCGTAACCTGCCGCAAGTGCGGCAATGAATTTCTGGTTGGGAGGTGACGCCGTGAGAACTTTCATAAACGATAACGATAAAGAGGCCGCTTTTCAGTACAACAAGGCATACGACAAGATCCGCGAGGCCGAGGATCGGCTTACCTTTCTGCTTGAATGCACACCGATGGCCAGTAACGCCGGTCAGTTTTCCGCTGATGGTATCCACGGCATGGCGTGGATGGTTGGTGACCTGGTTGACGGACTTTCGGAAGCGCGGAAAATACTGAAGGCTCTGGCAATATCCGGAGTGTAAGAGGCTCATAAAAAATGCAAAACAGGTAAAAGGTCGGGAGACAACTCTTCCGGCCTTTTTATTTGTCCACGCTGCAAAAGTATACTGGTTTGCCGGAATAGGATGTTGCAAGCATGATAGAGGGCAGTTATCGCTAAAAGAAGTTCGATATGGAGGACAAGAATATGGCAAAAGCCGGACAGGTTAAAACCGTGACTACCAAGGACAAAGACTTCGCGGGTCCCGGAGTACAGGCCCAAAAAGCAGTTGACCCGCCACAAGCCATTATTACCTGCGAAGATGTATTGAAGCGCATGAAGGAACAGGGCAAATGAAGACCTTCCACAAACAATTCGGCTGCAAGGCCGTAGAGGTTTCTGGGTCGGCTATAGATTCTGCCATGTTAACCAAGATCAATGCGTTTGCGCTCAAGGAACTGGCGGCAGAGGATGTCTACGTGCGCAAATTTCTGCTTGCGCATGACGCCATTGACCGGGACAACGAACGGTTCCCGTCTGATTTGCTCGACCAGTTTGCCCTTACTCTTCCTGGTAAGTCTATGCTGACAGTTCATGACCGCCGGTCTCTTCCCCTGGGCCTGTTCTTTGATGCTTCAACAGAGGAAATGACTCCCCAGAAATTCACCGAACTGACAGGAGTCGCCGCTCAAACCATTGAGGGTTCAGCTTCCGTAAAGGTTTTGTGGTCATGGTCTTTCATGCTCAACAAAGAATTCAACCAGCAGTTCATGGACAATATTGACGCCGGTGTTTATCGGCACGTTTCCATCGGTTTTGCCGCATCCGATATCAAGGCGGTCCGCAAAGACATAAACAGCTCCCCTCTTTATTACGAATACTGCGCCCCCGGCGAAGCCCTCGAAGGCTCATTGGTGTGGCTTGGCGCGCAACCAGGCGCAACCGCACAAAAAAACATGAAAGAGCAGGACACCATATATCAAGAAGGAGAAAAAAACATGAAGACACTGATTTTGTTGTTAACCGGTCTCGGTATCAAATCACTGGTTGCCGACGCCTCAGAGGAACAGGTTGCTGCAGGCATCAAGGCACTGATCGAAGAGAAAGACGCAAAAATCACGGCACTGGAAAGTGACGCCGCCCTCGGCAAAGCATTTAAGGAAAAGACCGTCGCTGATTATGCCGCCCTTAAACAAAAGATGGGCGAAGCCGGCGGAGATACCCCGGAGGCGCTCACATCCATGAAAACACTGGCCTCCGCTCTTCCGTTTGACTTCCTAACCGCTGAGGTTAAGTCTCTCCAGGCGAGAGTTGAAGCCAAGTTCCCCACTGTCGGGCAATTGAGCGGCGATGAAAATACCGACAAGTCGGCAGCAGGCGACAATCCGCTGATTCCCAAAGAAAGTAAATAACCGGGACAAAATCCCCAGGAGGATAAGAACATGGCAAAAGCAATCCCTGCAGGTGGAGTAAACGTCAATCGAGCCCTCACGCTGGCCCACACGGCAATAGTTGCCGCCGGTGAAGTCATCGTTAGCACCGGCCAGGTTCTTGTGGCAGTCAATGCCGTAGCAGCCAACGCCGCCAACGCATACGTCTTTTGTGGACCGGTAACATTCCCCAAAAAAGCGGCAACCGCTCTTCCAGTCGGCACGGTGGTCTATTTTGATGAGACCCCCGGAGAGATCACCGACGTTGCGCTAGACGGAACTAAGGCCGGAGTTGTTATTGACGCCGCCCTCGCCGCAGATACGACCGTACTGGTTGAACTGAGACTAAACGCATAACCGAGAAACAGAATCCAT